AACACGTATTGATTTTATTATAGCTGTTTTTTCAGATGCCACAGTGTATAACGTTGTCAACGCATTGGTAGTTAATATTGCTTTATAATTTGTATATGTATTAGCCATTTATCCTAAAAACCATGTTATTGCTTCATCATCATCTCTAAGTGGTTCTGATGTGTAAGTATTATTTAGTGCAAAAATTAATTGATCTAAAGTTTGTACAAGTTGTGCCATTTGTGATTGATCATATTCAGGTGTTGCTTGTGGTAATAAAGGTACTGTTATTTTAGTCATTATCCTCCTCTTGTGCCATCTGGTTTAGCATCAAATCTTAATGTGCCATAACGCCATTTGTCGTCAACAGCATCACTTGACACACGCAATGCAAGTTGTCTACCACGTATACGTGTATCTTTTTTAGTTGTAGATGTTGCTATTTCAAAAGGACCATGTGTTGTTTGTGTTGTACTTGGATAAGGACGTGATTTCACCGTTATGTCTACATTACCAATTTGATTTTTAAAATCAGGTATAAATCTAGATATGGACATAAAATTGTCACCATCTGCAATATCAATATCACCTGATTCAATATGACAATTCATAGCAGAACCATCATCATTAACACCTTGTTCATGTAAATATACAAATGTACGTCCTTCTTTAACACCAGTAATTGTTGATATTGTTGCAGTTGTATCACTTGAGTTAAATTCTGCTGCGTAAGGATTTGCATACACACCACGATCAGCCCAAGAGCTACGTGCTAATGTTCCAACATACCATAAATTTTCTGCGTAATTATACGTAACATGTCTATCTATTTGTGTAGAATTTTTAGATGGATAAAACCAAATAACTTCATTAAAATCTGTATTTGATGCACAAAACACATCACCAAGTGCATTTGTATTTATATCATCAAAAACATAATCTTGTACACTGCATGGTATTTTTTTAACCGCACCATCAAATTGAAAGAAAGAATCATTGCCCATCCAAAATGCTATACCACTTACATCAATAGCACTATGTATTCCTACAGCACCACAGTTAGAACCAAGTTGTTTAAAACCAAAAGTAAATGGAGGTCCTATAAATTGCATTTGATACAACGCTGTATCTGTGTAAATTAATATGGCACCCCTAGATCTTACAGCTGTATTTATTTGATTGCCATCTGTTAATCTTTGTGAACCTGCCGTGTTTGTAGCTGTTGGTGTCCAATCTGTTGTTGACTCTTGATCAGACCAACGAATAAACATATTATCCTGTGTTGTTGTCGTGCCTATTGTTGTCTCTGTGCCAAAACAAATAACGTGTCTATCATCACCAGAAACTAACATAAATCTTGATTTAGTTGGTGCACCAGATACTTCAGTTCTAGCAGCTAAATTACTTGATAAACCACCTGATGTATCCCAATAATAAAGACTACCATCAAACCTAGATGCTAAAACATCTTCGCCCCAGTTATCAAGTGCCCATTTTGCTGATTGAAGTAAAACACCATCTGCTCCTGTAAGACCAGATCTAGTTGTGTCCCACGTAGATGCGTTCCACGTACCAGCACCCCAACCGTATCCATAGATAGATGTAGGTAATCCTGTGTTTATTTGATATGTGGCATTAGCGGTAGCTCCAGTTGCAGTAGAACTTGCAGAAGCTTTTGCTACAATTGTATATGTGCTAGAACTAGGAACTGTTTGAATTTCAAATTCACCTTGCAAGTTAGCAGCAGATATACCACCAACAGCTCCACTTACACTAGCAATAGTAACAAAATCACCAATTAAAGCTCCGTGATCTGCATCTGTAACAGTGACTGTTGTTGATCCTGATGTTGTTCCAAATTGAGTTATATTACCTGTGCCTGTAGCACGTGTTGGTGTGATATCAGCATAACTGTTTTCTGAATATGCGTAAAGTTTTTTGTTAGTACCATATATAGCGTAGTTAACACCTTTTAAATCTGAATATGTAAGAATGGCACGTGTTGCACCAAGTAAAGCATCACTCGTTACTTTTTCCCAACCACCTATTTTTTCAGGTTGACCATAACGAAAGCGAACATTATCACCATCTACCCATCTACCTTCTGCACCGTATTCGGTATTTTGTTTATCTATACCTGGCGCTATTTGCAGTTTTGTTAACGGCATTTGAGCTCCTAATTAGTTGCGTAGTATGGTATCCAGAAATCAGTGCCATTAATATTAACACGAATATGTCCGGTTAAACTTCCCACACTTGTATCAGTTGTTAAACTTTTTGTTTGATCCGATGCACTTGTACCATCAAATCTTATAAACTCTTGATCTGTATCATCTTGATCTAAAGTTAAACAAGCTATTGCTGCTGAAGTGCTTGCTTGACTTACAGTTACAAGCGCACTTGTTGGAGAGTCTGTTCCAAAACCAATTTTATCTGCTGAACCATCAGCAAAAAAAGCATGTGTTAAAGTATCTGTTTCTATTCTAAAATCAACTGCAGCATGTGAGTCATTAAAAGTAAATCCGCCACCATCAAAGTCAATTGCGCCAGTAGCTTTTACACCACCTACAACATGTAACTCTGTAGAAGGTGAGTTAGTTTTTATACCAATACGATCATTACCTGCATCACTAAAAAATAAGTTTGCATCGCCGTTACCTTCTATCCTAAAATCAACATCAGCTGATGATTCGTTAAATGTAAAACTACCACCATCAAGTGATGTGTTACCACTCACTGTTAGTGTTCCGTTGGCCGTGATATTACCTGCATCGTTCAAGACATCGAACATTGTAGAACCATCAGAATACAAGATGTGTTTGGATCCTGCTACAAGATTAGTTGCTGTTCCACCTGCTGGTTTAAATCCTAAGGTGTAAGTGCTCATGCTTGTCGCGTTATCAACAATGTACCAAGTCTCTACAGCTTCACACTGTATAGTTGTATTGTTAGATAAAGTTCCTGTTAATTTAATTATGGCATTACTTTGTTCATCTGTTGTAGAACCGTCTGTTGCAGTTAATGAATCTGATGTGCTAGCAATAGCCACAGATACATATCCTTTAGTAGCTGATTCTAATTTTTGTAAATTGTTATTTGTTTTGGTACCCCAAGATCCTGAGTTTTCACCAGTTGCTTGTAATTCTAAATTTAATGAACTTGAATATGATGATGCCATTTATCCTCCTTAACCTACGTCATCTAGTAGTGCTGCTACAATACATGTTACAGTAGAAGATGATGAAATTGCATGTATATCAGCTACTGTTGTATTTGGCAAGTTTCCAAACCAAGAGTGTCCTGCTGCTATTTTAATCGCGTCAGTTGCAGAAGTAGAAGCGGTGCCTGCATCCAAAACAATATATACATCGTTAGAAGAATCAGTGTTTTTTATAAAAATAAAATTTACTTTATCTCCTGTAGCTACAGCTGTCGGAGCTGTGTCATCGTCCACTGCAGTATAATCTGTGAAATAACCTGCAATTAAATCTGTACTTGCGTTTGATACGCTTGTTAATTTGTAATACCATTTATCGTTTGCATCTGCTGGTGTAATAGTTACACTACCAGCAATAGTTTTAGATATTTCATCTGGTAACACAGTTGCGTTTAAACTTATTGTTGCGTCATCTGCCATATTAATCTGTTGATCCTGGTTCTACGTTTACCCATGTCACTGATTGACTATCATCTGCTTGACTCCAAATTTGTAGATCTGGAGAACCTACAGTAAGATTAATTAAATTTTGAAATGATTCACCAAAAGCTGTTTCATCTCCAATACTAAAAGTCATTTGCCCAGCAGTTGTCGTAGTTACATTAGCACTGGCTGTTACAGTTTCTGTGCCTATAGTAAAGCTAGGAGGTGTAGGCGCACTGACTGCAAATACAGCACTCGCTGCTACAGTCTCTGTGCCAATACTAAACGTTGCCGCTTGGCCCATGGAAACATCCACGGTTCCTGCATTAACAACAAGTCCGGATAGCGCTTCTGCTACTCCGAATTGTCCTATTGCTCCATGTCCTAGTAACATTATGTTTTATTCTTTGTCTGCAATTAATTTAGCTTTCCATGCGTCTTTAACTGCTTGAGTCCAAACTGCGTTACACACTGCTTGAACAGCAGAATCTTCACTAGAAATATTAGTTGCAACAAAATTATTTGAATCATCTATAGTGCCACAGTTTAAAACATGTCTGTGTCTAGACCTTGATAATTCAACATTATCTTCTTTAATTACAGTGTCTACAGCAACATGAACTGCTTTGTATTCTCCTACTGCGTTTATGTTTTCAACTACTGTTGTTTTTGTTATTGCCATTTTTTATTCTCCTTAATTTTTTATGCTGTTGTTCGATATGTTATACAAAATGAAAATACACCATCTCCATTATTATCATTTTTTACATAACTTCCACCTGCGTCATTATTGTAAACTATGAGTTCAACAGCCGACTGGTCGTTTGCGGATGCTATTACATTTAAAACAGCAACCCCGTCTGTATTATTTGTATTAACACTAGATATGTATGCGGTACCATATGTCCCATGATAATGAATAACTATAGGTGTAAATGGTAAACCTGTTACCGTTAATTTTCCAGTAGCACTAGCAAAACTTGCAGAGTTCCATTGAACTAAACATTCTACAAAAACTTTGTTTCCAACTTTTGTATATCTTCCTGTTCTATTATCATAAGCAACACTATTTGCTGTTACAGTTGGTGTAAAAGTGCCTTCTTCATAATCATCTAAAGTATTTGCATTTGTGCTTACTACATTTGTTGCAGGAAATACTATATTAGCATTTGCTCCTAAAGTTAAATCTCCGCCCGCAGACATATCTAATGTCAAAGCTGTTATAGCAGAACCACCATCATTACCACTAAAAGCTATGTCAGCATCTGAAGCACCTGCATTTACAACAAGGTTTCCAGTATCATTTACTATGTAAGAATTTGTTCCACCATGATATAAATTTAAATCTTGTCCTGCACCAATAGTTACTCTTCCTTGAGCAGAATCGCCTGTTATATCATCGGCATCTGCATCACCAGATACATGAATGTTACTTCCTGCTAAAGCATCAAATTTGTTTGCTGTGATTGTAAAGTCGTCAGCGCCTGCTATTTTTACATCTATCTGATCATCAGTGTCTGCTGTAATGCTTGTGTCACCATCAGCATCTAAAATTAATTCTGTACCATTTAAGTCTGAATCTAATGGGCCACCAACT